ACGTTTTCAATTGCTGAAATCTTGAACCCTATATTTGTGCTGCCTCTCGAAATTGTAGGATTAACACTTTCTACAATTATCTCACTTACACCCAATGCGTTTAAATAAGTATTAGTAATATTTAACACACTATCTGGTATCCATATTTTAGTCCACGCTGTGTTGAGGCTATCTTGGTCGAATATCCAAAAAGTACCATCATAATTAATTTCGCCTACTGCATTGGTCTTTCTAAACACACATTCAATCTCAATCTTATAAGGCTCTCTTAATATCCTTTCGGTAACATTTACGCCGTCTAATATTTTAGAATTAACTAATAGCTTTTTACCATCAATTGTTATAAGCGCATCCTTTGGCAATGTTACACCATTAATAACTACTAACGCTGGGTAATTCGTAGGGTCTGCGCCTACATTATTGTAAGTCACCTGCAACTGTGGAGGATTACTTGGTGTACTTTGGTGCGCATTCGGGTTATTTATACTAATAGCCATTATTATTGTGTTTGTCCTTCGTTGTATGCAATATTGTTAATAGCCCTAATCATTTGCTCTACTGCTTCCTCTCCTTTCTGTGGTAACTGTTTGTTATCCGTTGTTGTAATTTTTTGGAAAGCATCTTTAAAAGTAATGTTAATAACTTTAGCTTGTCCTAATCCACCACTTGCACCACTAAGGGCGGAGGTGTTCATTGCTGACTGCGCGGTTTGATTTGCCCCACCTTCACCTTTTTTACCATCGCCCGTTGCGGTTGGGTCTCCTGCGTTTGTTCTTGATGGTAAAAACTTATGAATAACATCTCCAAATTTGAATTTGCTATTTCCTGCTGCATCCGCACCTTTTTTAACAGCATCTACCATTCCCGTAGTAAATCCTGTTGCTAAATCTGCCAATCCTTTTTTGCCGTCCTTTATTGCCTTTGAAAAGTTACCGTGAAAAATATCTCCTATAACATTTCCCAATGTTTGATATCCTAATATTACAAGTTTGATATATTGCAATATTCCGCCCCACAAGCCGCCCATAAATTCACGAAAGCCTTTAAAGTTGTCCCAACAATACATCAATGCAGCTACTATTGCAACGATGCCATAAACAACCCACGTTATTGGTAACGCTAACATTGCAGCACCTAGCCCCTCTGTTGCTACCATTGCAGTAAACGCACCTAATGCGGTATTCGCAAATGAAAATGCTAGTATAGCCTCTTGAGCTGCTGTAAATGCTGCTATTGTTGCATTGATAGCTAAAGCAGCGGTAAATAGCCCTATAACTAAAATAATTTCTTTTAATACGTCTTTATGTTTACGCATCCATTCAATACCTGCTTCAATTGCGTGTTGCGCCCTCATCATTGCTGGCACAAATGCAGCCTGTATTTTATTAACAACCCCCCCTATGGATGCCTGTATTTCCTCCCATCCTTTTTTAGCCATTGCAATTTGTCCTGCATCTGTCTTTGCAAACATTTCAGCTTGCCCACCCGTCTCCCTTCTTATTTCTTTTAATATAATTTCTTGCGCCTCTGTTAATTTCCCTGCCTCTTGTAAGTTCTTAATTTGTTCTTTTTGTTGGTCGGTAAAACTTACCCCCGTACGGTGCAACCTAGCCATACCCTTAATAGGGTCATCCAATGCTATACCTAAAGATTTGGAAGCTTCTAATAAATCACCTTTAAAAAACTTTTGAGCATAATCACCTGCCGATTGCATACCTTCCTCAAATTGCTTCCCCTTTACATTACCAAAGGTCAACATCAGAGCCTGAGCCGAAATGATAGATGATTTTGTAAAAACAGTTACATTGCTCATTTCCTCCGCCATCTTTGAAAGGTGTTCAGTACTTACACCTACTGACCCACCCATTGTTTTCATGGTTTGATTTAAGTCAGTTGTGGCTTTTTGCAACTCATCATAAACGCCTTTACTTTCTTTTATAAATTCGAACCCTTCAAATAAAGCACTTAACCCCAAACCAGATAAAAGCATATTTTTAATGCCGCTAAATGTTTCCGACATTTTTTCACCCATAGATGCAAATGCGCTTTCTGCTTTCTCCACTTCTTGAATGGATTTAGTACCCATTACGGAAATACTTTCGTTTATCTTAGCTAACTGCATAAGAATATCGCCGCCTACATTTATATCAAAGCCATAATCTGCCATTAGTCAGTTTTTTGAAAAGGTGCATGAATAATTTTCAATACTTCGGGTAACATTATTTGACAATCCATATACTCCTGTAATGTCATATCTTCCAACTCTTTGCCGCTATACATCAAAAACGCCCGAAACATTGTTTTATTGTAAAAAACAGCATTTCGAGCGATTAATTTAGTTTTAGCCGTTTCGTGGCTGTAATTTATTTCTTCTAATTCACTTTCAATTGAGCAAAAAAAGGGGTAACTTTCTCTGAAAAGAACCAAAGCCCAAAGTTCAAAACAGCGATATTGTCATTTAAAAATTCTGTCTTATCCCCAACTGTAAAGCCCTTAGCATCGGTAATCAACAATAATTCAATAGCTTTATCTGTCAATGTTGCTATCCCTTCGCTGTCAATAGTAGCCTTATTAGTTCCGCTTTGCTTCATTGTTCCCATGATAGAAAACACTAAGTCCCTTTGTGTTCTATCTGTACGGCTTAAATCCTTAAAAACCGCTTCTTTCGTAACTTCAACTTCGATAATTTCCCCTACTTTATTATCCTTAGTCGCTTCCATTACGGGCTGCTTACTAAGGAAAGTAATTTCCTTTTTGAAAACCTTTTCCATGTGTTGTGTATTTAATTTAAACTACTGCTAACGCTGTAAAGTCAATGTTTCTCATGCTCTCCTTATCCTTAGCTTTTACACTAATTGCGGAAGATGTGAATACTAATTGAGTAAATGTGTAAGATGCTGCATTTTGTAGGCTTACTACTGCAATAGTACTTGAGGGAACTAAAGTTACGCTATTAACGCCTACTGCTGTTAAAATAGCCTGTAATTCACCCTCTTGAATAGTTATCTTACCCTTTACTGCTAGTGCGTTTCCTTTGTTACCAATAGGGTTAACATCACCAACTGAATAGATTAACTCGCCCTCTTGAGTTTCAGTCCAACCAACTTCGTTTACAGTAAGTAAAGGAAAAACAGCCGTACCTGGTATATTCCATGCTACCTTATACTCGGCTGCTGTTATAATTAATGCGTTATAATTAGGCATTTGTTATTGTTTTATAAAGTTGAAACAAATTGAATAGTACCCGTAACACTTCCCAATATTGGAGTAGGTACTATGTCTAACTGAAAGTTCATTGTCTTTGTGCTGTTGAAGTTAGGAGCGGTCAAAATCAATTTACCGTCTGTCAAATCGCCTGTGCCGCCATTTACAACACTTAACGGCGAAATATATTCATCGTAAAATTGTTGTTGAAGGCTATTAAGAACATTTTGAGCAATCGCGCCCGTTTTAGTATCCAATGGCTGATTACTTCCAATTTGATTAATGAAAAAAGCCAACGCATCGGCACTCAAAGCATTTGCTACTCGGTTATACTCTTGCGTACTAAGTGCAAGTGTTGAAGTGGTACAAGTTGCGCCGTCATTCCAATAGAACCCGCTTTTGTTAAACCATGGACGTAAGAACATATATTGTTTAAGTCCTAATTGGTCTATGTCACCTGTGCCATTTGCGTTACTTGGTGTTAAATTAACAACTGGTGCAAACGCTTCTACGCAATAACCCGTGTCTGGAGTAGTGAAAGTTGTGAACCCTGTTACCGCCGTAAATTGTGTAGGTTGTGAATCCGTTCCACTAACATAAGTAACACTATTGTAAACCACACTACCATTGTAAACGGTGTAAACTTTACCTACTGTCAATGTGCCACTTGCTTGTATCGCCAAAGACTTAGTTAAATACGCTGTGTTAGCTACGCTGCCATCTGAAACTGCGCCGAAACCGTGACCGATAGATATTTGTGCAAAGCGTGACAAAGCCAAACCTACCGAACTAACACCGTTAGGTTGTGTTCCTGTTATACATAAACTAATAGAACTACACAATTTTAAACTAATATCACCAATTGTTGAAGGTGTTACAGTTGTACTCATATTGTAGCCGTCTACTATTGCGCTAAATTGATAGCCTTGTGCAAATAGACTTACTTGTGTAGCTTGTAGTGCTGTGATAGTCGCTGGAACATCGGCAGGGAAATCTGTTGCGCTTTGTGTTGCTGTTGGCAATTTATAGCATATACCTATCATCTTAGCTCTATTGCTTGGGCTGCTTGCGCTTGTTGCCCTTACACCGTTTGCAAAGGCTGTACCTGCAACGTATGTAGCCATTGCAGTAGCTTTTGCTACGCCTTGAATCCACAATAATAACCCGTCATTTGTGCCACCTGCATAGAAGTCGTTTATTTGTTGGAATAAAGCTATTGCATTGGTAGCATCGTTAGCAGCTGTAATCCCCAATGCTGTCGCATCTGCTAACTTAGTAAGCAAGTACGGCGTATCTAGTGCGAATGTGCTGCCTATTGCAGTTGCGTGAATAAACATCATCATGACGCCATCACTTGAAGGTGCAACGCCTGTTTGATTGTTTACTACACTAATTTTAATTAAATGTTCAGCCATTTTTGTAAGTATTATTTACCTGCCTTTGCGGTAGGCTTTGTTTCTTTAATAACTGTTATTTCTTCTTCTTCGTCATCCAATGAAACAGTAGGCAAACTGTTTGTAACCGTTGCTATTTTCTCGTCTTTAATTTCATTCATCCTACCATTTTGTAATGCTATCTCTAACTCTTCCAATGTAGTAGGCAACTTGTCTAAAGTGGTAAACTTAGCTCTGTATGTTGGCGGAGTGAAAGGTGTATTTACATACTTTTGAGCGATGTCGCTATTTTCTTTGCTATTGTAAATATTGCCATCCCCGTGAATCCAAACCGTTCCAAACTTCTTTACACTTGCCTTTAATAACTTTAAGTTATGCTCGTGCAGTCTTTCAAATTGAATGCTACTCATGTGTTTTATTTTTTTTGTGGTTACTTAATATTCGTCTTTACCCTATGGCTCAAATATCCCTTTACGCTTGCAGTGCTTGATGTAATACATTGAATTTTCAAATAACGGCCTTGCAATAATGCCGTGTCGGCTGCAAATGAAACATAATTAGGAGTTGAAGCCGAAAGGGTGAAAGTTTTTGTATATGCACTTTGAGCCGCCCCTTTGGGTACTGCGAAATAGTTTACATTGTCGTTACTTTGGAAATAATTGATAGTCAAAGTAGCTGTACCTGCGCCTACTTTTTGCCAATAAAAAGTATGAAATACGTCATTTACATTTAAGTGGGTAATAGGCACTATGTAAGCCAAAGAATCGGTTACTTGCAAACTATCCGTTGGGGTAGTTGGAGTACCACCTAAGTCAATGTATTGACCTTGTTGGATGTTGTTAGCCGTGTATGTTCTTGTCTGTGCGAAAGAACTAGCTGAAATAAATAATAAAGCGATAATTAATAACTTCTTCATTGTTAATTGTTGTTTATAAAAGTTTTAAAATAGCCCCCGACTATTACATCAGGGGCTTAGTTTATTTAAACGTTTGGTGCGCCGTAATTAAGGATAGCAGTACCGTTAAAGTTAGCACGCAATGGAACAATACCCATACGAATATCAGCACTCATTGTATATCCGTAGTTTACAGGGTCTTGAACCATAAACACATCCAGCATACCAATACCCATACCTACTTGTGAAGGTACGAAACTCAAACCTGCACTTATTGCAGTTGATGGTATGATACCTGTTGGGTCTACTACTTGGTTACTTGCAGAAGGGTTAACTATGATTGTTCTACTTCTTTCGTTCAAGATTGTGTTTTTGAACTTAACAAATGTTCCACCACCGTTATCATTTACCCAACGGGTAAGCAATGATTTGGTTTCAGGGTCTTTGTTCAAAGATGCAATCATAATAGGGTCAGCTACTAAAGTAGTTTTTTCTCCTTCTAGTTGCAAGTTTTGCGCTGCATAAAGTTGCTCTAAGTTTACAATGTCATTTAATACTGGTGCAACAAGTGAACCTGCATATGCTTGGTTGTAGTAGAATTTGTTATATGCTGCTGAACCGCCGATTTGAACGGTTTGAGGTAATGTTTGATAACCACTAATACCGCTAGTTGCTACGATTGAACTTGCAGGAACTGTTGATGCAAGTGTATAAAGCAATGTATCGTCAATTGCAGTATTTAACACCATGAACGCTTGCGCCCAACCTGTACCCATTTGGTCGTAACGTAGTTGGTGCATTGTTAATGGTGTCCATTGCATAGGCTGTAACCAATATGGGGTAAGTGCCAAACTAACCGCAGTATCGCTATAAGTATAAACACTAGTGCTAGGTTTATTGCCTTTATATACTGTTGGTGCAGCGGCTATGTTAGCCCAAATAGTACCTGTGTTTGCGCCTGTGTATTGTGCGCCGAACATTGGAATGTCGTTTTTCCAACTTGTTGTTGGGAACAAATTGAAGATAGCTAAAGACAGCCATTCAATCGTATTCAATGCAGGACTAGCTAAAGCAGCATCAGTAGAAGTAAGGGTAGTGCGTGTAGTCATTTGACCATTTGCGCCCAATACAGCAACTTCACCTCTTTGCAATTCGCCCATAATAGATGATAATCCAACTCCACCTTGTCTACCGTTAACGTTGACTTGTGCGTCTTGCATTTGTGCCATTGTGGTGTTAAGGATACGGGTTTTATCAACTACTGCCCTATACTTAGGGTCTGCAATGATTGAACTTAATACAGCGGCATATTCTGAAACTTCATTGTGTTGAACTCCTTTCTTAGCCCTGTCAATAAGTGCTTTGTCTCTTTCGTCAGTTGATGCCATCAACTGTGTAAAGGTCTTACCACCGTAAGCCTTTACTTTAGCGGTAACTACGGGTGCGGTTGCCATTTTATATTCTGTTTTTAATTGTTCAACGGATTTAAGAACGGGCTTAGTTGCGCTGTTCTTAGTTTTTACTTTTTCACCTTCGCCGTCTTCGTCTTCATCTTCGTCAGATTCGGCAGCATATTTATCACAAGCCTTCATAGCATCTTCTGCTTCAGTTTTGCAAGCCTCGTAGGCTTCTTTATCTTCTGCACTTGCATCTTCTGCTTCTGCTTTTTTCTTAGCGGCTTCCAATTTCTTGGTGGCTTCGTCTAATTTACTTTTTGCTTCCTCTAGCTTTTTAGCTTTTTCAGCTTTAGCTTTCAGTTTAACATCTTGCTCATTTGGTTGCCCTACATCTACTTTTTTCGGTAGTGTAGAATCAGGAGTACCTTTCGGTGCTGGAGCATCTGCTTCAAATGATTCTTTACTGCCGAAAGAAACTTTACCACCTAAGCCAATGATGTCTTTCAACCATTGAGGTAATCCTGTCCCTTTTGTATCGGCTGCAAGTGTGGTAGTAGTAGTTTCCTCTACTTTTGAGGATTCTACTTCTTTTACTTCTTCTGCCATTGTTTCGTTTGTTTTATTATTAGTGATTGAATACTTGCTCGAAAGTGTTGTTATTGTCCTTGTCAAAGTGTCTATTTCTTCGCTATTGTATATCTTCGCTGCCAATGCAACGGGTTCTACTTGAGTAGCATCTTCATTACTTGGAAGCGTTACTATTGATATTTCGTATAGATAGAAAACTTTACAAATCTTGTTACCTTGTTTATCTAATACCAATTGACCTGCTGCGTTTGTTTCCCATATTGCTTCACCACCAATACTGCAAGCCCTTAACCATCCGCCCTCATATAACGCCGCCGTTTCTTTACTTGCTTCTGTTAGTTTGTGGAAAACAGGCACGCCGCTATATCCTTTACTATCTAGTTGTATGTCAGTCCATAGTCCTATCGGGTCGCTATTCCAAACGTGTTCTTTAAGGACTACGGGGTTAGCATTAAAACGGGTAAAATCAATAACACTATTAGGAATTACGCCCCCTTGGTCATTAGGTGTTTCCGTTGTGAAATAAATTCTTTTACCTGCCATGACACAAAAGTATTTTATTATAAAGTGTGTTTATGTAAAGAAATAAACGCTATATTTGCATATTTTAATAATAAACATGAAAGAGTATTTAGGCAAAAAAGTTTTAATTACAACAAGTAATTGGTTTTATGGTAAAGATGGCAGGCAATATAAAACTGTTTACGGAACATTAAATGGAGTGTATAATTCAAAAGAAACCTTCGGGTTTGATACTTCAAGAAGCCATGCAAATTGGTTTATTGAAATCGGAAGTATGCTAATTATGGGGTGTCAAGTAATGTACTGCGTGCAAACAGACAACGCACATTTAGGCGAAGTTGATGATTGGGAAATTGAAACAAATAAAGAAACAAATAAAAAAGAAACTTATCATTATAAGCGACCTACAACTATTTACTTAGCAGATTAATTTATTTTAATTATGACAGAACAAGAAGTATATAACGAATTGAAACAAAAGGTAAAGCCATATATCGGAATTATGCCACAAGGTTCTTATAGTAATTATATGATAAGGCTAAAAGCAGGGTTATTGAAACCTGCTACTATTAAGAAGTTTTTTGAAGATATGGGTTATACATTTGCTAACAATAAATGGTCTAAAAAATGAGCCGACAAATCTTTTACCTCAATCGCCCACAAAACACGACTGTCATAGGTAAGCTAGATGATAAGTTAGGCAAATACTACACGACTGAAATAAAAGTGCAGGAAGAAAGATATAGTTATGTAGTAACTGTACTTCGAAGGTTCGGCGGGCAGGATTATAAACGCATCGGCTGGCGTATGATTAAAGGTGGTAAAGAAGTGGCAATACCATTATATATAAAAAATAATTTAGAATTAAAATGATTACCCTCAACATCGACTACCACATAAGGCGTGCAACTGTTAAAGCATTAAATAAAAATAAATGTTTTACTACTGCTGCCAAAGACTTGGGNGTTGTTTCCCGTAGGGTAGTAGAAAGGTTGATAAGGCAGTACGGTATAATTTACGATTACAATAATAAACATTACAAATGAATTGGCTACAACACGCAATAAGTATAGGTTATAAATGTGAATACGGTAAAAGTGATATTCAATCTAATTGGTACGGATTGCATAAATATTATATGCCAAATAGAAAGTTTGTAAAGGGCAACAAACAAATAATAATGAGTATTCAGAGTGAATATACTAGGCATCCTATTTTAAAAAGCAATTTCCCCGATAATACAACTTTTGATAAAAGGATGAAAGTGTTTACCGACAAACAAGAATATGAAGAAGTAAATGTATTGTTTAAAAATATGGCAATACTTTATATTGCAATTAAAGAAGGTGACAATTATAATTACGAATCTTTTGCAAATGTACCCCCACCTATTGAATTACTATAAAATAAAAAACCCGTCAGATGTAGAAACACCAACGGGATAAAACACACATGAAAAAAATGAAAAAATGTATGTTATTAGTTGAACGGTGGGTTATTCACTTGCGTAACCGTTGTTAATGCGTTTGTGCTTGTTTGAGTAAAATTAGTTGAAGGGTCAATAGCACAACTATCAAATACTATTCCGTAGCCTATATTCAATCCTTCGCCGTCTAAGTTATCGGCATTTTGCACATTAGATAAAGTAAACTTAAAACAGTAGTTATTTAACACATCTGTCATAAGGCTACTAATATAAACGCCCTTACTAAAATGCTGCCTAATATCATCAAT